CGCCTCCGAAAGACTCCTCGCAAGGAACTTTATAACCTAAGTTACGTTGTTGTGGTGCATGGATAATGAACTCCATAGGAATAACCATCTGTAGATGTAGAGGTGATTTATTATAAGCAATCATCACACCTGTGTCGTTATAACCGGCTTCATCAAGCTCAGACACAGCATAAATGTTTCTAATTTCTTGATGTGCTTTTTTGAACGCTTCTAAGATAGTCACTTTATTATCTGTGTCTGCATATGTAGAAGAGATATAGTTATATCTCTCGTTAGAAATAGCCACATCAAGAGCTTTTTCTGTGCCCTTTGTCAAGTTATTGGGGGTATTAAAGCAGGTATTCATATCTGCTAGAACCTCGTCAGGTGTCTTGTTCTCCCATTGTGTTTCGCCAGATGTGTTAGCTCCTGCTGCTAGCCTAGGGATATTAGGATTATCTAACAATCCTTGTAGATTAGAGTCTTCATCACCGAAGAAAGCAACTCTATTCTCAAGCTCAGCTACAGTCCTACGAGCTGCAGTAGCTTTCATTTGATTAAGTGGTCTATTAGTCATTTTGGCTTTACGAACATCGGAAAAACTATAACCGAAAGAAGTACCTAATGACTTAACATTAGAAGTAAATTCTTTTCCAGCTACATCAGAAACGTCTAAGTCATCTGCATAATTAGCTATCACCTTGGCTTGTCCGAAAGTGTCGAACTGGTGATAAGTTACGCTAGTCGCACCCTCATTAACCTCGAAATCTAAGGGAAAAACTTGTCTTGCGTGTAGAGGGACTTTTTTGACATCGTAACTTTTCTTGCGAACATGCTCTAGCTCACGGAAGAAGAACACAGTCGTTGCATCATCCATTAATACTTCTTCTTGCTTATTTTTTTCTGTCATCTTTTATCTCCTAAAAAATCTTTAAAGCTAAAGTAATACTACCATATAATATTACTTAATTCTTACTCTAACTAGTTCACCATCAGCAGCAGCTGTATCAAAGATAGCCGTTCCTAGGAAAGGTACACTATCTGTAGTCTCAGCTGTAGCAAACCCTTCATAGTCTGTGGCAATAGAGGCTCTAGCTGCTGTTCCGGCCGTAACTGTTCCCTTGGCCTTCATCCAAATCGAACCTTCATCGAGTACAGATACTTGTATTTTTCCACTCGCTGGATACTCGTCTTTAGAGTTTGTAGTGAATAAAATATCATTCTCAACACTTAGATTTCTCACCGCCACACCGATAGCATTATCACCTGAAACTCCTGTAGCACCAGTAGTAACAATTGATAAATTATCATCTGACTCTGTTACTGTCACTGAATCGCCTAACTCAATAGCTTCAATGTATAACTCATTTGCATCTTTTGCATAAGCTTTTACTACGCCAGCTAGTGCATATGTTCTATTAATCTCATCAATAAGACCATCTCGGATAGTAGTGGTAGTAGCACCTGTTCCCGAGGTATAAGAAATAGCACTTCCATTTACAGATAAAGCATAAGCTGTAGAATCATCTGCTGTATCTATAGTAACCGTGACTATTCCTTTAGTAGAAACAGTGTCTACAACCTTAACACCACCTGTACTTGTAAGAGCAACGGCTGCACCGAAAGGAATAGCCTCTGATTGACTTGCTTCAGTATCTTCTGAGGGGGTTCCAATGTTAGTCCCAGCAACCTCAAATTCCCAGCCAGCTCGCACACCTGTTAATGTAATAGTTGCTGTACTTACTGTAGCAGTCATCCACAATTTTAAGTCAGAATCGTTTAAATCTTCCGTGTGCTGTACTGCTGTAAGAGCAGCAGACCCTTGGGCAGCCGTAGTTACTGTAATTTGTGTTGCATTATCATCAGGTAAGGTCACAACAGTAGTAGTCTCTGCATCAGAAGCTACTGTATAACTCCATACATTCTTAGAAAGTGTTCTATTTGTTTTAGAAATTACATTTCTTGTGCCAAATTCTTGAGCTATTAACCCAGGCTTAGCAATTTCACTTGTTCGTGAATATGATGTTTGCATGTTTTTCTCCTTGAAAAAATTAATTAAATAAAACTGCGATTAACAAGCATCTTGTTGTTCACGCATAAGACGTCGTCTTAGTTGCTCTGCGGTCTCAACACCACTATCAGCTTGCTTAACATTAGAAATGGCCTTTGCTTGCTTAGCTACAAGAGCGTCTTTCACATTGTCAGCAATAGCGTCAAAAAAAGCTCTACAATAAACGTCGTCTTTGTCAGAGAAATCTCTTTCACATTTTCCGTCTTTTGTGTACTGGTTTTCTAACACTTTTCTAATTATATCTTTATTAGAAAGACCTTTAGCGTCGAAATTTTCTATAACTTTAGCTGCAACATCAATGATTCCTGAACGTTCTTCAATCATTGCATCAAGCTGAGCTGCATCAGTTTGCTTATCCTTTTTCATATCTTCCATATCTTTTTTCATTTTGTCCATTTCAGCTTTGTATCCGTCGGCTTTGCCTTGCATCTCCTTGAACTTTTTTTCCATATCTGCATATTTCTTATTCATATCTTCCATACACATATCCTTCTCATCGAGTTGCGCTGCAACTTTATCTTTGTATCTCATGATATGTGAGGCTGTCCCTTCCTCTAGCTCAATTGTTGAGTCATCAAGTTGTACTGAAACTTTACTCATATTTGTCTCCTTATTAGTAAAAGAACTATCCATAAAACCAATTGTACCACAATTATCTTCATTATTGTCAAGGTGAAGCTTGGCTCTTCGTCCTCCTCGGGCAACCTCCACAACAGCTAAGTGATTATATCTCCTCCCACGCTGTATATAATCATATGCCTCGCCGTTGAAAGTAGCTCCTGGCTTAGCTTCTTCAAGAGTAGCTATATATCCCGGGGATACTTCTACAGCCTTACCTTCTTTTATCACATTTTGTAACTTCTCGTCAGTGATAATCATCGGTGCGATTAGCTCGTCCCCATCAAAAAACACACCTGCCTTAACATGACCACAAGCCCATTTCTTCGCATCCTTTGCCGTTAGTAAACTCTTAGGATGGTTATATGTTACCGGCTTATCTTCTAGTGTCCTAAAGCTTTCTGTATCAGAAAGTGTTTCATGCGGCACTAGCTGCTTAATTACCCGGCCATTATTATCTCTATATTCCATCACGCCTACTACTGCTGCCGTAGCACTTAGCGTAAGGAATCCATTCTCATCTACTTGTGGTTTTAATTTTTCATTAAAGGCTTGGAAATCGTACTGCTGTACCTCCAATATTTTACCCATTTATACCTCCAACACAGGCTCAGCTACGCACCTGCAATTAATCTCTGATCCGGGGGTAATGCCTCCGGGAGCCTCTTCATAAGTTTTTCCATCAATCTTAACCGTGCCTGACCAACTATAGATATTACCATCAAGCCTAGCATGCTTAGATCTTACCCTTGCGTCCCCGACAGTCGACCATCTGTAGAGCTTCATACCTAAGTCCTCTTGGCGTGCTTTAGTAAGCTGGCCATTGAGCTTATTAGTTTGATCTCTTGCTATAAGTTTAGCACGAGTTCTTATGTTTTTGAAAACTCCTGCATTACCATCAAGGCCTCTTTCTATCTCTCCAACTATCTGCTCCCATCGTTTACCTTGGGGGATGCGGTCAGTGATAATACGCTGTGTATTAGCTATTATCTCCTCACTGACCTTCCTTATATATGATGCATTTTCCATTGTGAAGGCTTGTAGTTGAGCTTCACCAGCAGACGTAAGATTAGCTAAATCAATGGGTGTTATTTTATCATAAGTTTTACTAAGCTCACGTTTATTTCTTTTATTAACTTCTGATCCTACTCTTTCAGAAATTCGCTCTATATTCTCAGGGGTAAATATCTCGTCATTAACTTTCTTTTGCCATGCTGCTAGTGCCTCAAGTATAAAGCTGAAGTTATCTTGTGGCTTAGTAGCGTCAGCATTGTACCGCATTGGTTCACCTTTACCTACAGGAACCACTATATCTCTGAAAGTGTCTTGCGCTCTTCTTATAAGCTTATTAAGAAGCTGATAGTACAACCTCTCTGTAGCTTTTGGGTTCTTTACTTTTTTGGGCTTAGGTAGCTTTTTAGTAGCTTGGGTCAATGATGCTAAGATACTACCTTCTTTCAAAGCTTTATTATCCTTTTCCACCATTGATCATTCCCTCATATGTTTCGATATCTTCTTTGCTAGGCTCCTGCCCAAACTCATAATCACCTTCTAGAATAATATCTTTCTCAAAGCCAGCCTCTTTAAAACGATTATCTCGTATCTCTTCTGATGTAATAGCCTCCATATCATAATATATTTTATCAGTTTCCGCTGTAATTTTCTCTCTTTCAGCTTTTACTTTAGGCTCCTCAGACCATAGCGAGTTCCATTTAATTTCATAATTAGTTTCTTTTATGCCATTATTAGCCAATATATAGTTATATATTCTTCTATGTACAGGCTCAAGAGTATCTACTTGATAAGCCTTCACCTGATCATAATAATCTCTCTTCTCACTTTCTCCTGTAGCTCCTAAGCCTGAAGGTGATTCGCCAAGGAGTAGTGTGTGAGGTTTACCCGTCTCGATACAAAGCCTGATAGTAGCCCTATCGACTATATCAGCAAGCCCAGACACAGGATTTTGTTTTATATCGTACTCTTCATTGTCACCTAGAACAATTGCATTAATTACTGACTTAACAACATCTATAGTCTCGGCTCTCTTCTTAATTGTGTCTTCTTCACCTGCAGCAATAGCCTCTTCTAAGTTACTTATTTTATAAATGGCTTGTCTGAAGTCTTGCGCTAATAACGCACTAGCATGATGTGCTGCCATATAATCAGTAATTACTTCATATAGAGGCTCTAGTAATGATTGTCCCCAATACTCGTTCTCTATATAGCTGTTCAGTGGGAGTTTATCCCCATTCATTTTAATAATTCTTGACTTATCGAAAACCATAGCCTCGCCATAAGCGGGTGTTACATAATAAGAGGTAGGTTCACTGAAGTTTTCACTCATTATATCATCTTCTATCACGCCTGTATGGGATATCCACCGCCTATCGAGCACATGGAGTTTAACGAGTTCACCTTGACTAAGTTCCTCTTGTGAAAACTTGCCGTCTCTTGCGAGCATTAAGATAGTGCTACCTCCATAGAGATTAGCCCACTCTGCACACCTTCTTATTTTTTCTGATATATGTAACTTTTTTTCATACTTTTCTATTATATCTTCTATTCTTTTATCTTCACTCTGTATAACAAAGCCTTCTTTGTAAGCGAAGCTCGGATCCATTCCAACAAATCTTCGAGCTATCCTAGAGCTTTCGTACATCCATTCAAGCTCAGATAGCGCCCTTCGTTGAGGATAAGCAAAGGAGTACCTACTCTTATCTTTACTAGTTCCCATACCCGTCTGTTGATTAATAAGTCCGTCCGTCAAGTATTTTTCGATTCTTCTCATTCTTACCAGCCTCCTCTTTGAAGATATGCCTCAATGTTAGCATTAGTTTTCCTCGCTTTATTCAGTTTAGCACGCTTTTCCTTAAATACCGCTAGTG